AATTGCGATAATACGTTTAAATTCACTATTTACTGCAATATAGTCGCCTACATTATAATCGTCTAAGAATGTTGTGCTTGATCCAGTAACAGCGGCACTTCCAGAGCTAACATTAACTGTACCCGATTTAGCTGCAGTATTAGCACCACTACGAGCGATGACCACAATATCTTCTTCTTGAGCTTCGCTTAATGTCGAGCCTGCAGTATACGGGAAATAATCATTACCGGTGACTGATAGTGTTAAAGTACCACCACTGCTAAATGAAACAGTACTATCAATTGCTCGGTACACATAATTTGTATCATTAGTATTGTTAATATCTCTAAGAGTTTTAATACCTTTATGACCATAAGGAACGATCAAAGTCTTACGGCTTACTTCTTTAAGAACTGCTTTACTGTTCTCTAAGACGATATCTGCAATACCTTTGTTCGTGCCATTGTAAAAAATACTCTTAACATCAGTAAAGTTTTTACCAGCATTCATTTGAATATCAGTTAAGAAAACCTTAAACTCTGCATCTGGCGATCCAGCTGGTGTTAAGTTATTACCTGATTCAAAGAGAACTGATACTACTTTTGCTTCACCTATTTTATTACCTGAAGGTGAAGAAGGTACTGTAAATGTTTCATCAGTAACTTCTGTTTGCGCAGTATCATATAAGTCTATTGTAGATAAAGTATCAAATTGAAAATTGCCTAAGAATTCTTTTACAAATACATAGTTACCAAAAGCGACAGAAGCAACCTGACTAGTTCTTTCAATAGTCGTATCTGCTTTAGGTAAAGCTGCTCTAATATTATCTGTAACTTCTACTCGATATCCATCAACGTATGCAACTCCAGTACCACTAGTAACATTTAAGTGTGTAGTGTTAGCAGCAATAGCTTCTGAACTAATATTAAACGGTTTAACTACATAATCACCTGACTCTTCATAAGTTCTACGAGCCATCTGACGACCAATTTCAGCATACTGAGTTTGGTTACGAATTCTAACCGGCTTGCCTTGTACAAAATCGACTAATGAGAAGAAGTTATTAGCACCAACTGCAGTAGATGTAGTCTGTGCGGTTAAAGTAGGAGTTAATTTTAAACGGAAAGCACCAGGTGCATTAGCATTATTGAACCCTTGAGCATTATCTAACAAGGTCGAATCTACTGCGTTATTAACAATCGTCTCAGTAGTTGTAAAACCTATTGAAATATTATTAGGAGTAATATCATATTTACTAACAATAATCTCTTGAGATTCTACTCTTACAAAATGACCTTTTTGGTAAATAATACCATCGTTAACCTTAAAAGCATAACCTCTACCAGTAGGTGCAGTAAAGGAACTATTTGCTACTGTTACTTGTGCAATAAGATTTGAAGTATTAGCAAGACTTACAACATCCAAAGTCTGACCGTTTGCAAATTCTTTCTCACCACCCGTACCAGTGTTGATATATTTTACGTATAAAGTATGAAGGTCTGGGGTTTGTGATTCAAGACCGGCAATCTGATTAACTACTTGCGCTTGTAGATTAGCGGTAGTTTTAAGAATATTATTAGCATACGTATCAACGTTAACTGGCTGACCATCTACTTGAAGATCATTTAGTTTGATATAATAATATTTGTCATCAAAAGTAAAAGCACAACCTTTAATAATTGTACCTTCTTGCAGAATATTATCACCAAAACGCTCAATCTGGCTTTGGAGAATAGTTTGCAGCTGTGTTAATTCTCGTGCTTGTACTGCGACAGCGGGACGGAACAAGATTTTATGGAAGTTTTTTTCTTCGTTATAATCGTCAAAAAATGGCGATACATTAAGATCTGTTTCGATGGGCATCTCTGTTCCTCAATTAAAACTCAATGATAAGCTTTACTGTTTCTGATTGGTTATTTGCTCGTGAAATTGGCTGTAGATTTTCTAAGTAAATTAACTCACCACAACCTTTCACTAAATCTGGTCCGGTATATGTTTCTAGTTTACCAACCGCTGCAGATGTTTGACCAGTAATAGTTCTTACAGTTCCTAGAGCTGAATCAGAAAGTTCAAAATTACCTTTTTTATTCGTTAAGAAGACCGTTGTACTATTAGCTGCATGAACAAAGGCATTTGCTTCTATCGCAGTACCCTCATTTTGTTTAACTTCTTCGTCTTCTATAAAGCCTAAGCCATTAGTACCTGAATCTGTTAGTGTTATCGTATATTTATAACGCTGATCAAACGTTGTAGTTATTTGAGAAGTAATAGCAGCGACATTAGCAGTAGCGTTGGAAGTAGCACCAGTTAATTCTTCACCAGTAACAAAAAAGCCGAAGGTATTTGCTAGACTAATACTTGAACTATTTGCTGCAGTTACTATACCATTAGCACCGGATGTGCCAGCAGTAACAACTTCTTCATCTTGGAATGTGCCGCTAAGAGTATCAATAGATAACACAACTTCTGAAAATAGTGGATCTTTAATTACAGTAATCTGCCTGTAATCATTATCAGTAGGAATAGTTCCAGTTTCGTTATTTGCAAACGTAACACTTATACCTACTTTATCAGCACCTAATTCATTAATGACATTATTACCATGTCCGTGCTGTGGACTAATAACAGCTCTTGCTGTTGCTGTATTAGCTAAAATAGCACTGTTACTTGCAACATTGATTGTTCCTGTGTTACCAGTAATAGTTGCAGTCGCAAACGTATAACCGCTACCTCTCGTTACAATTTGTACGTTAGCAATTGTATTTGCGGCTGTATTGACTAGAGCTCTAGCAGTTGCAGATAAGCCATCACCTGTTATTTCAACATAAGGGCTAATCTCATAAGTTGATGTTGTATCTGGTAGAGTAGTAAATGCAGTATCAATAACTAGCCGTTTTGAAGCAGCAACATAATCAGTAATTTTTCTTAACTGGCCAGCACCAGTACCTGTCTTAATATACAATGATGAGTCTTTATAGAAATCATTGTTTGATTCGAGCGTACCAGAGCTAGTAATTTCAAAGATTCGAGTATTACCGCCTACTGCAGAAACACTAATGGTACCATTAGCATAGGAATTATAATTACTACCAGCAGCTGTTACTATGACTACATCAATTGCTCCTGATACAGCGTTACCTGATACATTTGCATTAGGAATAACGGGTATGTTAGTAGATGTTGCAAATTTAGACCAATCTGCAGAGGAAATCGAATACATATATTTCCATTGATACCCATCAGTGCTTTTAATATAGATATCATCATCAGCAGCAGTTTCACTTAATAGAGGCTGGGCAGTAGAAGGTTGACCTTCATTATTATACAGACATTTAAAAACATGATAACTACCTGATTCAGGAGATACAACGAAGTAATTATTGCTAGATAAATTTGAGTCTTGATCGTCATACATCGCATAGACTGTATTAGCAGTCCAATCATAACGCGATGTCATATGCTTTACATCATTACTAGTAATTTGCTTACCAAAAATGAAGTTTTCGTAAGGCTCATAGTAAGTTGCTTGTACGTTGTTATTTACAGCAGGAGGGCTGGTATCATCAGCAAACTCTGTGTGCTTACCTACTACCATGTAGTAAATATTATTAGCAGCTTCTGAGATTGACTCAATAAACTGTGCAGCACTATGCGTTTGAAAATTTTTCGTAATACGTTTTGTCATCTTTAACTCGTTGTAACTGAGCTTTCATTTACTTGCAACTGTAGCGCAGTAATAGTAGCTTCTCTAACTACTTCACCAAACAACTCAGTTCCTGCAACATGGAATATGTTCTTTAATAGCTCTGAATATTTATCTATTGACAAACCACTCTTAATTACGTATGAATAATCTTGATAAAAAGAATTATCGTGAATTTTCTGAGATGAATTTAAGAAGCTCTTTTCATTTTGCCAGAACCCTTCTGCAATACCCTGGCGCGCTACACCAGTAGTACCAGTAATAACAAAGCTATTATCACTTGTAGTTAAGGTAACTGCTGTATTATTTTCGTATCCATACCCAGAATCAAGTACTTGTACTTGAGTAGCGATACCAGAAGCAGCTCTAACTGTAGCAGAAACATTAGCATTAAATCCACTAGGATTTGAATTAGTATCAGAAGTGATTGAAATAACATTAGCAGTAGCATTAGAGGTACTACCTCTAATAGCAGTGCTTGTATCAAAGCTCGTTGCAAATGTTATTCTTTTTAATGTTACTTCACTAGTATTTGCTGAACGTACAACACCTTTAGCATCAGTATCTACATTATTAGCAGTTGCCAAAGTCACATTGGCTGTAGCTCCTGATACAAATGCAGAAATACTATCTGTATTAGTAAATGTACCTCTAACGTCAATTACTGTTAGATTTGTACTATTAGACGCATATACTGTACCGTTTGCACTACTAGATGTTTGAATTATACCTTCACCATCAGTAAATGAGCCTGTAATATCTGCAATATCTAAAACAACACTACTAGTACTTAATGTCTGTGTGAGAGTTTCACCGATAGCAAAAGATCCAGATAGATTATTAATAGTTAAAACCTGATCCTGTCTATTGAAACCTGCAATCTCTGGCATTCTTATTGATACAAACGGGTCTGTATTATATCCTGCACCTGGGTTGATACCTGCAATACTTGAAATAGTACCTATAGTAAATGTATTACTAGTTAGCGCAACATCAAGCACATCATTTATATCTGCAGATGGATCTTTTGGAAACCCGAAACCTGTAGTATTTGAATTAGATGCGTTTAATAATAAACTTAAGAAAGGTACACCTCCAGTATTATTCGCACCTAACAAATCTGTATACAGTGAAACTGTTTCTTCGTTTTCTAGAGAACCAACCGAGAATGTTGCATTTGCGCCGGTAGCAATACTTAAAACATTAGCAGTAGCGCTACTATCACTACCAGTAACATACGCACCATTAGCATAAAAAGCTCCAGTATTACCATGGATACCTATACTTTGTGTATTTAACCCAATACCATTAGCCGTAATTGTTGTATTCGTTACTGTATCAATAGTTGCATTAACACTAGCATTACCATTAATTTGAAGTTCAGGTGCACTACTAAAATCACCACTTAAAGTTGAGACTACAAAACTATTACCGCTTCCTGCAACAATATAACCATTAGCAATTGCAGTACTAGTACTATTTGCACCAACAACAATATCATTTATATTAAATGTGCCGTTAACACCAATAAGATTAATGTCGTTTAAAGGTTGTGTGATAGTTTCAAACTGCTCAAACGTTCCAGATATGTTTGTTAGATTAAGCACACCTGTTGATACTTTAACTTCTGTATCATTCGTAAGCGTAAATCCAAAACCACCATCTTCTAATTGAAAATTAACTCGACCAGTACCATCAGTAATTGCGGTTACACGAGCTTTACCTTGTTTACCTCGCGCACCAATAATATCAAAAACGTCTCCTACTTCATTATCTTGACCACCATCAGTAACGGTTACTGTTGTTAGAGATCCAATAATGATCGGAGCATTTAAGAGTGATCCATCATCAGTAACCAACTCACCTGTTTGAAAATTGCCTCTAACGTTACTTAGGAACAATTGGTTAATTTGCTTCCCATCTACGACCTTACGTGCAATTGATTCAACGAAGGCTTTTGCTCCAGAAGTTGATCCTGTAATCTCTTTACTAATAAAAGTTGCCGCTCTTGCATTATTTTCAATCTCTAGATAAATCGGCTCAAAAAAATCACCATCAGATGGCTTTAAGATTGACTCACTAGGAAAATCAACTTCAATATCTTCGCCATAAATTAATTGAAACAACAGTTCGTATGATCGACGAGAACCCTTTGCTTTATATAAATCGAATGCATGCTTAACTAAAAAGCGCTGATCAGATACTGCAGAAAACTGAATACCATTTAAGAACTTACTTTTGAAGTACTTTACATATTCATCTACTGTATTATCAATATCACGCTTCGCAAATAAATTACGTGTTTCGTGAATAGCCTTACCATCTTGCTCAAGATACTCAAAGTATGCTTTCACAAATTGAATAAACAGTTCCCCTTCTTCTTGATAAATGGCAGGAAACTGCGTTCTAATAAATGGTGAAATATATTCGTCAGTTAAATGCATTATTCACGTGCCTGCGCTATAGTTAAAGTCGCATCAGCAGACTCTAATCTAAGAATCGTATTAAGTTTAGCTCCTATCTCTTGCTCATATGGTCTTGCATAAATCTTAATACCAGAACCAGTATATGCTGCAATAACCGCCGCTTTAATAGTTACTTTACCGGTATTGTAGTCTACTGTGCCTACATCAGGATCTAATACACTAAATGCATCGCCTATCGATGTCACAATTTGTAGTAGGCCGTCACCATTATCAATAAAGAATCCCGGTGAAGATCCAAAAGTAAATGCTTCAGATTGAATCGCGGGGACGTACGTCGATACTCTAGTAGTTGTACTTAATTTAGGACCTTGCTTTAATTTGTTCTGATAGTTTAGAACTGCATCAGTAGCTGTGTTTAACGTCGGAATAAAGTTTTTATAAATTCTTACATTAGTTTCATTAGATAAAATACTGCTGTCCGCATCATCAATTGCGCTAACCAGTTTACTATAACGTAATGTCTTCTCAAAATCCTGTAAAGTATTATTAGCAAAAGTCTCAATAGAACTTAAGACCGAAGATTTAATATCAGAAGGAGTTGCATTAGTACTATTTACATTATAGTGTATATGCGATGAAACTTCAATATAAGAAAACTCAGGATCAATAATAACTGATTCAATAGAAACAGGAGTACGTTGATCGATAAATTCTTTGTATTGTTGTTTGGTAATATTAGGAATACCATCAGCATTTTCTAAGTCAACTGATACAACAACTCTTCCATACTGAGGTGGGTCTTGATCTTCACCCCCGAAGACTGTTATTGCTTCGATTTCTGGAAATCTTTGCTGTAATAGAATTTTATAATCGTTTTTAGTTACAGCTCTCTCTTGTACTTGCACATTACGCGGTGCGTTAAACTTAATATCAGCAATAGATTCTTGATCAGCGCCACCCTGTGCTCGCTGTACAGTAGTCACTACAATATCGTTATATCCTTGTATTGTACTAGCTGATGAAAAAGATACTGCGCGATTTGATTCTGCTTTATTGCAAACTCTATACGCAACTTTAACTAAATTGCCACTTACTGGCCTTCTGCCTGCTACATCATTTCCAAAAACAACTTCATACTTGCTTGCTTCTGCAGGTTGTAAGAAATATACAGCAGAGTTACTACTTACTCCAAATAGCGATGTAGCTAATGAATACGTTGTATTAGAACTCGAGGTATTTGATTCTTGGACTGTAACATTAATAGTGCGCGTATCGATATCAGGGTTAGAAAGTGTAAACCGCTGAGAAGTATTCGCGGTTACTGGATACATTTCTGTAACCTCTTCACCTTCTCTAACAGTAATATTATTGGCAATATAATTACCACTTGAGTCAGGAGTAATTATAACAGTTTCAGTAGTCGCAAAAGTATATGTATTGCTCTCTACAGTAGAAGTAAACTCTGCACCTTTTGGTATCGTTATGCTAGCTGGAGTATCATTAGGTGTAATTTGGACGTTTACAATAGCTTCAGCACCTCTAGCAGAACGAGGTGTATAGTTTAACTCTTTTGCATGAGAAATAATACTGTCTCTGATCAGAGCAGTATCTAAAAACATCTCAGATGCTAGCATATTGAGATAAAAATTATTGTAGTATGTATTATATGCAAGTACATCTAGCAACACGTTCAGGTTTGAACCAGCAAAATCATAATCAGCAAACTGGCTCTGTCCTCCCATAAATTGCTTTAAGTTGGTTTTGATACTATCAAAATCCAGATCAGCAATTGTAATACCTGAATTCGCTGCCATTATCTTACCCTATCTAGTACAAAGTTAATTTTTTCTACGTCTTCACTATTTATAGTGTAGTAGAAGATGGAAATATTATAACCATTTCTATCAATATCACCGCTGACAATAACATCCACGAGTTGGCATCGCGGCTCAAATCTCTCAATCGTGTTGTACACTCGCTTTTTCAAAGCCACTTCTGTTTGTGGAGTAATATTTTCAAATAATAAAGCTTTAATATCTGATCCTATATCAGGCTGAAAAAGACGCTCGCCTCGATCAGTTAGCAATAAGTTTTTAATGCTTTGTTTAATACTATTTTCATTTCTTTTCGTTGTCAGATCTTGTGTTACTGGATGAACAGTAAATGTAGATGCAAAATCACTGAAAACAGTGCGAGCATCATTAACCTGTCTTGCTGTTTTAATTGCCATTTTTAACCTGCAAATACATTTGATGATCCACTTGCAACCGAAGTACACCCGGTAACAGGGTCTCCTACTCTTCCACAACCTTTTCCATTTACAAATACTGTTGTAGAGCCTGTTGTTATCGGAGCGGCATGACTAGGACACGGAATTGGGGGAAGAAGATGACTTGTGTTTACATCGTCTTGTCGTGAAATACCTGTACCATTTACAAATACATTAGAACTACAAGCATCACGCCTGGGAGTAGAACAATGAGGTACGTCACTATCTACACTATTTCCTCTACAAACTGCTGGCATGTTCTCTTCCTAAAAGCTCTTGCAATTTAGTATTCCAGGACTCTATTTCTGCATGCTGCTCTTCAGTATGCGGCTCTGGAGGAATCTCTGGAGCAAACTTAATTACATGATCAATTGATTGTGGAATACTTTCATAATCAGAAAAGGTATACATCTCCCGATCTATCATTACTATAAACTCATGTGCCATTATATTTATCCATTTAATTTACAGTGCTTCTGCTTCTGCTTTACTCAATTTTGTAAACGCTTCAGCTTCCTCAATTGTGGCAAAAAGTTTCCTTCTACCAGCTGCAACATTATACCCCATGATCATACCTGTTATATCATCTACGCGTACATTAGGTATAAGTGCTGCTCGTTCAAATACAGTTAAAGGTTTAGGTCCCCAGATATCTTCACCCCAAGTAGTCTTAGTAAATGCACCGGCTGGTTTAGCGTCCCACACACTTAGATTTACAACACGTGAGTATTCTGCCTTAAATCCAGATGCAATAGCCCTGGCTTTTTCTGATCCATCTTTTGTATTAGAAGTCGCTAGCTGTTTTTCTAGATCATCAATACGTTTTTGTAGAATGGCAGCCTGCGCGCGTGACGCTTCATTATTTTGACTTGCTAGAGTTTCTTGGCTAGATTTCAAGCTCTCAATTGCTGCTTCGACACC